GACTTTGCCGCCATAAGGAAGCACAAGCATTCGCCAGCCGGTTGGCTGGGGCATTCGGTCTAAAACAGATTGTTCTAAAAGCGTAGGATCTAAAACTCTATCGTCTTGGTCAACATACGCATCTAAAACCGTTTCTGTCGCTGCCTCCGCCATACTATTTTTCCTTGTTAAGCTCTTTTAGTTCGCCTTCAATATAGTATAGCGCATTTAGCTCGCCTTGCAAAAATTTATAATGTTCTATACTTTCTAATGCTCCAGACATAAGTGTCTCAGAGATCTGCTTTTCGCGCTCTCTGATTAATCTCTTAATAATGTCAAAATAAGTAAGTTCTTCCATTTGCTTGACAACAATGCCCGTATTAATTTCTAACTTTAAACTTCAAGCCTTTCGTTGCCGCACCTTTGCCTTTCATATTGACAATTGCAGTAACGCCGTTGTTTTTACCAATCGCATTAGGATTTGGTTTATCAAACGACTTGTTACTTGGCACTTTTTTAATAGCCATAACGTCTCCTATCTTTTATTTATTGAACCCTTGGGTCTTCCTTTTGACTTCCCTTTTGCCTTAGCCGCTGGTTTTTTCGCGGCCACCTTTTTCTTTTTGGGCGCTGCTTTTGGTTTTGCAACCGGCTCTTCAGTTACCACTTCAACAGCTGCTGTCTCTTCAACTACAGTATTATTTCCGGCTTCAATTCTAGCCATTTTTTTAGCTATTCTTGCCATGTTTGCTGCGTGTGACTTAGCTTCTTCAGCCTCTTTAGCTTCACGAGCTTCCACTTCCGCTTCGCGGTCCAGTTTTTTTTGCGCTCTTAGCGCCGCAATTTCATCAACTCTGTCACTATTCATATTTAGCTCCTGGACCTAACTTCTCATTTTTTGTTCCAATTCTAGCAGCTTCAGGTCCGCTTGCTGCTTCAATCTTTGAATTGACACATCCAGTTTATCATCAGCAACATCTTTTTGTATATTTATACGCTGACGCTGGATTTCATTCTCTAACAATTTTTCTTGGCTTCGCTGACCTTGTTTCATTTCAAACTGGGTCTGTTCTTGATCCACTTGTTTGTCTTTAAGGTCTAATTCTTGTTGACGTATCGCCACCAGCGGATCGTCTGCACCGCCCTGGCCAATAGATTGTAAAAACTCTTGTGTCAGCTGAGCCAATATTGGAGCAGCAAACTGATCATTTATCATTTGTATTTCTGTTGCAGCTGCTTGCGCCTGGTCTGGTGGCAGCTGTTGCATTTGTTCTTGAACCCCTTGGATGCGTTCTTTAACTTCCTCTGGTATTTGTTCTTGCGCAAGTTGAGAAGCCATAAACTGCAAATGCTGCATAGAATGGCTAATTATAATTGACTGCATCTGTGGGTTTTCTTTAACCACTTGCGTTAAAAATAAACTTCTGTGAGCTTCAGTATGAGATTGGTGGTTTTGCGATTCAAAAGCTTGTTGGGGTTGGCCCATCATCAAACCAGAATTTTCTAATCCTGAGTCTATTGGTTTGGGAGTCGTGTCTGGAGGTGGCTGTAACAAGGCATCTACATTATCCACTCCTAAAGCGCTATACATTCTTCTGTAAGCTTCAAACATCCCAATAGGTCCATGTATCTCTGGGTTGCTTTGAACCATTTGTAACAGTTCTTGGGCAAGCGTGATTCTTTGGCTTTGGCTAAATATGTTTGGATCTGAAACAGGAATAATGTCGATACGGTCATCGAAATCTGTTTGTTTAATCGCACTAGGACCAGTGCCTGTGTCATATCCGTAATCTGGTGGTAAATATTCGGCTAATACTTTAGCAAGCAATTTAAACTCAAGTCTCTGTGCGTAGTGCAACCTTTTATGAATTGCGCTCATCACCTTGGTTCCGCGCTCTAATAAAGCTACAGTAGTGCCGACTGGCATGGCTGCATTCGCATCACCTATATTTGTGTCAGCTATCGCTGCAAAACGCTTTCCAGAATCTACAAGAATGCCTAGCAACGACATAAGCACCTGGCTTGGTTCTTTTATTGGCAGCGGGATAAGGTTATCTCTTAACGATCCGCCAGTTGTATCAATATCTCTAAATTCACCTGGTTGTAGTGGCTCATCTTCATCTCGTATCCTCATGCCCCTGGCTTTAAAGCCAGCTGGCAAATTAGCTAATGTTCCGGCATCAATTAATTGTCTTAATATAGATGTGCTGGCTTTTGATATTCCGCCAATCATGTGAGACAGGCCTAAACCATAAAAACCAAGCCCAGGTAAAAACTTATATTGCACAAAGAAATTAATCTTGTTTTTGTAAGGATCCCCTTCGTTATAGTTTCTTCGTATGGCTAAAACCTGTTCCGACTGTTCGTCAATCGTAACAATGTATGGCAATTTCAATCCTGTTGGCTCGTCGTCTTCGCCGGCATCTTCAAACCCTTCTAAATCTAGAATGGTGTGCACTTCATAAACAGTATGATCCCTGTCTTCCGCATAACTTGCCTTGATGCCTTGTAATTTATCTATTTCGGCTTCAACTTCCGATTCATCACTATCATAAGAATTTACACTGACATCTACGTCTGCATAGAACCCAGAAAGTTGTTGTTTTTTAATTTCGTTTACAGACATGCTTATGGCGTGCGTAACACGCTCGGCACTAGAAAGATCAGATGCCTCATAAGGCACAATCAAATCTTCTGGAGCGATAAACTTAGAAACCGCTCTATTTAATACGCTATCGTAATGTACTTTTTTAAAGGCGCTGCCAGCTAATGGAAGATAAAACAACAGCATATCCAGCTCAGGGTCATAATCTTCCATTACGTTCATAATGTAGAAGTTCATAAACTCCTGGACACGATCTGCTTGTGTTTCAGTCTCAACGGTCCTTGCGCCAATAATTTGTGTTTTTACAGGCCCCTTTTGCGGCAACATTTCTTTGTATGCCTGTGCCTGGAATTGGGTGACGGCTTCAGCCAGGATCGGGTGAATTACCCCAGAGCTGCCCTCAAATGGTTGAGATCTGCCTTCGTCAAACTTCATGCCTAAATATTTTAGGCCATCAGTGTATGTATTTTCCCAGTCCGATCTTGATTCCTTGTCTTGGTTTATTGAATTTAAAATATCAGAAGCAAGTTTATTTAAAATATTGTCATCAATAAAATCTGATAAATTCGCATCAAAAGAAACGTCTGGCCCTTCTTCTATATATTGCTCATCGTCCAATAAAACGCCTTCTTCTGAAACTAATATTTCAGCGGCGTCTCTGATTTGATCTGCACGAGAAGCCTCTGGAAAAACCTCGACAGCTGAGCCGGTGACTTGCACCTCTGGAGTATCTTTCGCAACTTGTTCTCTTTTTTCTATGGCCATAATTCAGTGTAACACTTTTGTTAGTTGTTAATAATACACCACGCGCTTCCTGTTTAAAAAACTTACTTCGTCAGGATAATCTGCATCTAGGGATAAAAACCCGCCCTGCCTAAACCTCATCAATGCCATTGTAGCACTGTCACAATAATCGTCGTGGTCGCCATACGGGAAGCTTGCCATTTCCTCGATAACCTCGTCACTAAATGTTTCGTCTGGGGCCCAAACCATGCCGCTTTCAAATATTGGCGCTACAGAGTTCATTCTTGCCACCTTATCCTGCCCTCGGCTTGGAGTATAGGCCGTTACCGGTATTCCCATTCGTCTAAGCTCTTGAGTCAATGGCGTGCCAGACGCTTTTGCTTCAATTAATACGCAATCAGGCTCCCAATATTTATATTCATCCCATGCTAATTTTTTTAATTCAGGAAAATCAACGCGCACTCTTTTTGCGTCAAGCAACATAATTTGGTCGGCCTCTTCATCTCCAGCAACACCAGGCTTAAATATCGCCCAAGTAGTTATTGCGGAATAGTCGGCGGTTTCTTTTTTACTAAAAGCCGTATCATAGCTTTGTATTACATAAGAATATTCAGGCACATCTTCTTGCTCCCAGCGGTTCCACCATTCTCTTTTAACGATTGCTCCAGCTTCAGCTGTAGGGTTTTGTAGCCATTGACTGTTCCACTTTGAGATAGGCAAAGAAGCTTTAACTGATAATAGCTCTTCTTTACTCCAATACTCAGGCCATAAAGGTGTCTCCGTCTCCGGCATAATCGCGGGAAACTCTACAATCTCCCATTGATCCGCATATTCTGCGCTTTGATTCTTTAAAACCTTACCAACCAGGTCTTTAGTAGACCAGCGGGTCATAACTATTATTATGGTGCCGCCAGGCTGTAAACGCTGTCTAGGTCCTGATGTGTACCATTCATAAGCACTTTCCATGGCCGTGGGTGACAAAGCATCTTGCTCAGAATGTGGGTCATCAATAATAAGTAGATCCGCACCACGACCTGTAATTGCACCGCCAACACCAGCATAAAACGATTCACCATCTTGGTTTGTGGTCCATCTGCCAGCACTTTTATTATCAGGCTCTAGCTTTAGATCTGGGAAAACATTTTGATACTCTGCACTGTCAATTATGTTTCTTACTTTACGACCAAACCTGACTGCAAGCTCCGCCGTGTGGGTGGTTTGTATAATTTTTAAATTGCCGCGCTTACCCATCATCCAGCTTGGAAAGTAAGTGCTGGCAAATTCAGATTTAGAGTGTCTTG